ATGGGGTGGTGGTTGGGGCGCAAAAGCGCGCCGGCAGACGCGAGGCCGTTTGTGCCCGCGTGGCTGAATTCAGATTCGGTCGAGGAGGGGTTTGCTCGCTCCTATTCCGCGCAGTTCGAGGAAGTCTTCCGACGCAATCCGGTCGGTCAGCGCGCGGTTCGCCTGGTCGCTGGGATGCTGGGCGGGCTGACCATCGACGGAGAGGAACGGGCGGTTGCGCTGATCAAGTCCGAAAGGCTGCTCGAGAATGTCGCTGCCAACCTGCTGCTTCACGGCAATGCCTATGTGCAGCTGATCGCCGATCCTTCCGACGCGCCGGCGGAGCTGGTGCAGCTTCGGCCGGAGCGGGTCAGCGTGGTTGCCGACGAACGCGGGTGGCCGGTGGCTTATCTTTATCGCGCCGGCGGGCAGACGGTGCGGTTCAATCGCGCCGATCCGCTCGAGCGGGAGCAGGTGACGCACATCAAGGCCCTCAATCCGCGCGACGACCATTATGGGATGGGCTGTCTGGAGGCTGCGACGCCGGCCGCGACAGTGCACAATCGCGCGGCGAAGTGGAACAAGGCGCTGCTCGACAACGCGGCGCGTCCATCGGGCGCGTTGAGTTACGAGCCGGCCGACGGAAGCGTACTTTCAGCCGACCAGTTCAAACGCCTGAAAGAAGAGCTTGCGAGCGAATTCTCCGGCGGCGTCAACGCGGGGCGGCCGCTGCTGCTCGAGGGAGGGCTCAAGTGGCAGGCGCTGAGCCTGACCCCGGCTGACATGGATTTCGTGGCTTTGAAAGAAGGTGCGGCGCGCGACATTGCGCTAGCCTTCGGCGTCCCGCCGGTGCTGGTCGGTTTGCCGGGGGACGCCACCTACGCCAACGCGCGCGAGGCGGGGAGGGCGCTGTACCGCCAGACGATACTGCCGATGGCGGGAAGAATCCTGGACGCACTTGCGGCGATGTTGAGCGACTGGCTGGGTGACGTACGACTTGCGGTCGATACGGATCAAATCAGCGAGCTTGCCGACGATCGCGCGCAGCTTTGGCAGCAGGTTGGGGCGGCCGGGTTCCTAAGCGATGTGGAGAAACGCGAGATGCTGGGCTTTCAGGCCGAGAAGGTGGCCGAATGACAAATCTTGCATTGAGCGCGGAAGCCCTTCTCGCGAGCCTGATGGCCCAGGCCGAGGGGCGCGGCGCCGACCTGATCACGATGCGCGCGCTCGTGGAGGAATCGAGCCAGGCGGGGGCGCGGCGAGCGCTGGCGTCGCTGGGCCTGGATGATGCGCGCGCACGGCGGGACATGGATGAGTTGCGCGAGCTGCTGAGCGCATGGCGCGATGCGAAGCGGAGCGCTTGGCGGGCGGTGGTGACCTGGGTTGTGCGCCTGGCTTGCGCGATGGTGCTCGCTGGGATGGCCGTGAAGCTCGGGCTCTTGGAGCTGCTGCGTGCGTAGTTCTCCGCCGAAGGCGGGAGTCCAGGGCGATGCCACAGCAGCACCTTACGGCGCTCCTGGGCCCCGGCCTTCGCCGGGGAACAAGGTGCTGCGCTTCGCCGGCTACGGGGCGGTGTTCGATCGGCCGGACAAGGGCGGAGACATCATCCGAAAGGGCGCGTTCGCGAAGGCGCTGGAGCGTGCCGGCGAGGTTCCGCTCTTGTGGCAGCACAAGGCCGGCGCGGTGATCGGGCGGGTCGAGCATCTGAGCGAGGACGCGCGAGGCTTGCGGGTGATCGCAAGCGTGGGCGATGCGCGTGCGTCGCGGCTGCTCGGCGGCGGGAAGGTCGATGGGCTGAGCTTCGGCTATCGCGTCCGCGAGGCAAAGAGCGCGGCGGGTTTGCGAGAGCTGGTTGAGCTGGAGCTGGTCGAGGTAAGCCTGGTCGCGAACCCGATGCAGCCGAGGGCCCGGGTGCATGCGATTGAGTTTCGAGGCGACGACGGTCGCGAACCCGATGCAGCCGAAGGCCCGGGTGCATGCTCAGGTTAGGTTTTGGCTTGGTTGCGGATGAGCTCGTACACCTTGCGCGGACTGGCGACGCGGAAGAATTGGGTGGCGGTGCTTAGCGCCGGAAGCCACCAGCTAAGCCCGTTCATGCCCCCTCCCCAGGGCCCAGAATTCGCGGCTTCGAAGGCCAGAGTGCCGGTGCCGTCGCGGTGCTCGGAAAGCTCCAGGCGCGGGAGCCGGCGAATGTCGAGTGAGGTAATTTTCGAGCCACGAAGGACCAGGACGCGCTGATCGGTAACGGCATAGAAGAGGCGTTTGCGGATGGCGGCGTCGTGGAAGAAGCGACCCATGATGAAGTAGAGCCCGGCGACGAGGAAGGGCAGGCCCCAAAGCCTCATGAACCAGTCGATCCCCTGGCCAGTCTTTGGAAAGGTCCAAACACCGACGTTCCAGAAAAGCGCGAAACCGCCCCATAGGAGGCTGAACGGAATCAGGAGTCCATCTCGGGGGCCGAGCGCCAAGCCCTGCTTGGGCTGGCCTGTCCACGAGATGCGCTCTCCAGGAAGAAGGTAGGACTGGAACGGGTTCACTGACTGGTACGCGGTCATGGCTGTTTCGTAACGAGAGGAATTGAGACGCGCTAGCTAGCGATGCAGCCGAAGGCTCGGGTGCACGCGGTTGAAAACCTAGCGTGAGCCCAAATGCTTTCTGATAGCAAAGGCAAGCATCAGAGCAGCAGCGCCCAAAGCGTTTACGAGCAAGCTGTAGCCGATGAAGGCCAAGAGCAGCTGAAGCTTGCTTAGGAGGAAGAATGGGTTCGAGAAGTTTATCCCATTCAGGATAGCTAAGCAGATCACGGTGAGCAGACTGCCAATCACCGAAAGCGCGACGCAGAGTGCTGCCCAGCTCAGGACTGACAAATGCGACAGCTGCAACTTCGCGGCATGAAATAGGAAGGCGGGTCCGGGATCAAGTCCGGGATGACGAATGAAGAGATGATGAGGGTCGCGGTTTCCGCGGCCCTTTTTGTTTGTGCAGGAGAGACGTGAATGGTGGAAGTGAAGGCAGAAGCGCTCGAGCAGTCGTTCGATGCGTTTGAAGAAGAAGATGACGGCGTCGCGGCGCTCAAGGCCGAGCTGGAGACGCTGAAGGCGAAGATCGCGAGCGGGGTGATTGCTGCGCAGCGGCCCGCTCTGGACGGGGTGAAGTCGGCGGAAAGCTCGAGCTTCATCGACCAATATGTGCGGCGCGGGATCGAGGCGAGCCTGGAGACGAAGGCGGTCGCGGGGTCGTCGGATGTGGTGGGCGGCTATGCGGTGCCGGAGGAAATCGATGAGCGGATCGACCGGACGCTGACGGCAATCTCGCCGATCCGGGCAATCGCCAATGTCGTCAAGGTCGGAAGTGCCGGCTATCGCAAATTGATCGCGAGCGGCGGGACTCCGTCGGGCTGGGTTGCCTACGAGGCGGACCGGCCGGAGACGGGGACCCCGGCATTTACGGAGATCGTGCCGGCTTCGGGCGAGCTCTACGCCAATCCGGCGGCGTCGCAGCAGATGCTCGACGATGCGATGTTCGACGTCGAGAGCTGGCTCGCGCATGAGATTGCGACGGAGTTTGCGCGGGCCGAGGGCGCGGCGTTCGTCAGCGGATCCGGCATCAACCAGCCGCTTGGATTCCTGAGCTCGCCGACGTCGGCGGCGGTGGATTCGGCGCGGCCCATGGGCACGCTCCAGACGATTTCGACGGGCGTTGCGGGCGGGTTCGCTGCCAGCGATCCGGAGGATGTCCTGATCGATCTCGTTCAGTCCTTGCGGTCGCCCTATCGGCAGGGAGCGGCGTTCGTGATGAACTCTGCGACGGCGGCGGAGATCCGCAAGTTCAGGACCGCCGACGGTGCGTTCATGTTCCAGCCGAGCCTGGCCGCGGGGCAGCCGGCGAGCCTGCTCGGCTATCCGCTGATCGAGGCGGAGGACATGCCGGACATCGCCGCGGGATCGCTGTCGATCGCGTTCGGCAATTTCAAGGCGGGCTACGTGATCGCGGAGCGCAAGGCGACGACGATCCTTCGCGATCCCTACACCCACAAGCCGTACGTCCATTTCTACGCGACCAAGCGGGTCGGCGCACAGGTCGTGAACTCGGAAAGCATCAAGCTTCTGAAATTCGCCTGAGGCGCCGCGGGGGTCGCAGGCCCCCTGCTGCGACCCCCATCCATTTTCATTCATTCGAGGAGCCGCAATGGCGGATGCTTTTCAGCCCAAGTTCGTCGACCTTGTGCGCAACTATTCGACGACGACGGGAACGGACGACTTCATTCTTGGCCCGGCGGTCAACGGGTTCGCGAGCTTCACCAGCGGGTGCGCGGCCGGCGACAGCTTCTATTATTCGGCGCTGGGCGTGGATTATCCGACCGACACCGAAGTCGGTCGCGGAACGCTGCTGGCGGGCGGGGTGATCAGCCGGGACCCGATCGACGGAAACAAAACCAACTTCAAGAGCGGCACAAAGACGATCGCGCTGGTTGCGGCAGCCGAGTGGTATTCACAGCTCGACGCCGCCCGCGCGGGTTCCGGGCCGACGAACGTCAAGTCGTTCGGCGCTGTCGGAGACGGCGTCACCGACGACACCGCGGCGATCCAGGGCGCCCTCGATTATCTCGGGAGCATCGGCGGAGGAGCCCTTTATTTTCCCGAGGGAGCTTATCTCGCCTCCTCATATCTGACGCTTCACCCAAGGACGGTCATCAGGGGTGCGGGGCGACTGTCGTCCAAGATCGTTTCGACGCATGTCGGCGGAAACGGCGCCACTGCGGGCGAGGATCTTCGCAATGGATCGGGCCTCGTCACATCATCGCCGATCAACAGCTCGACGCCGGTTCACATCGTCCTCGAAGACATCGGGATCGAGAACAGCAATTCCGCCAACGTCGGGGCGGCCTATTACGACACGGGCGGTACTTACATCGCCGCACGGAACGTCGTCTTCGCCGGTTTCAAATATGGCGTGGTTCTCGACCAGTCGGAACTGGTCGACCTGGACCTCTGCGAAATCGCAGCTCAGAACGACGGTGGGGCAGGCGTCTGGATCGTCAACGGAAGCGCTCTGACGCCCGGGGTGGCAGGAGGCTACTGCAATCGGATCGCAGTCAAGCGATGCCAGATCAATGAGAGCGGCAGCGTCATCGGGATCGCCGACGATGGAGGCTATGCCCACGTCTTCGAGGACAACAACTACAATGGTTGCCTGAACCATATTCGCGCTGCCGGTGCGATCCTGGACATTCGCGGAGGCGAGTTCGAGAGCGCGGCGAGCGATTGCGTTCGTCTCAGCAGCCTTTCCGTTGCGGGGGGTGGCGTTGGCGGCTGCCGAACGGCCATCAGGGGAGGCCTGTTCGCCGCAACCGACGGAAACGCGTCGGTTCTCGGCGTCGATTCCCCAGGGACACTCCAGGTAGATGGACTGGCGGTGTTTTCCGGCGGTGGGGGCGCAAGCCCGATCTCGGGCTCCGGTAACTTCGCCGGCCTGTGGCTGCTGAGTTACGCGAACAACAGCGCCTCGAGCTCGGTCAAGGATGGCAACGGGCAGTGGGTCGACGTTGACGGCAACAGCTCGAACGGTTTCCAGATCAACGGAGTGACCTGTTACGGCGGAAGCGTCAGCGCTTCGAACATTGGCTCGGCAGCAAGTCACGACGCCGGCGACTTCCTTCAGCCCGCAAACAATCTGAGCGAAATTGCGAGCGCGGCAGCGGCCGCGAAGAACCTGGGCGGCGCGTATGTCCTCGACCAGAATGCGGCGCCCACGTCGCACACGGGCGATACGGCGGAAGCGGTCCTCGCGAACATCCAGCTTGCTGCGAATGCAATGGGCGTCAACGGCCGGATCGAAGTGAAGGCGAGATTCAGCTGGTCGAACAGCGCGAACCTGAAGACGATCAAAGTGAAGTTCGGCGGGACAGCAATCGAGAACGTCAGCCAGACAACTAACAGCGGGATTCATGTCGCCGCCTCGATCGCCAATCGCGGGGTCGCCAATTCGCAGGATGGCTATGTCGCGCGGTACAAGCCGGGAAGCACCGTCGATTATGTCGTTGCTCCGACTTCGATCGACACGGGGCAAGCGACAACGATCAGCATTACCGGGCAGCTCGCGAACGCGACCGAAACGGTGACGCTCGAGAGCTACCAAGTCATTCTCTATCCAAAGGACTGACGCGCATGAGCATCGGAGCGAATGCGTTAAGCGAGGTGCCGATCTGTGCGGACCCCGCCCCAGCAAATTCAACGACGAAACCGCCCAGGCACCGCATCATCAGCGCGAAAGCAGACCAATTGCTGCAGCCCGAAGCGCGCTGAACCATCAGCCAAGGAATCGAAATGAGCCTTCTTCTCAAGGATCCGCAAGCGGTCCTCGACTATTCGATCGACTGGGGAGCCGAGTATCTCGGCGACGGCGAGCTGCTTGCGACGAGCGATTGGTCCGTCGTTCCAGACGAGCCGGATGGCATAAGTATCGTGGGGACCGCCTTCGATGCCTCTACCTCGACGGTGAAGGCCGGAGGCGGAGTTGCCGGCCGGCTGTACAGTGTCGTGAACCGCATCACGACCGCGTCGGGGCGGGTCGACGAGCGGTCGATCGTCATTCGCGTGGAGAGGCGCTGATGACCGAGTCCGGACTGGCTTTGCCGATTGTCACGCTGAGCGAGGCGCAGGCTTATCTGCGGATCGAGACCGGCGAGGAGGAGGCTGTGCTCGCGGGGTTGATCCGCACGGCCAGCGCTCTTTGCGAAACCTTCATCAACCAGGTCGTGATCGCTCGCGACTTCACGCTCGACCTTGCGGCTAGGGGAGCGTGGGAACGGCTGCCGTTGACGCCGGTACGATCCATCAGCGCGGTGGAATCGATTGGCGACGATGGCCAGGCGTCGCCAATGGGAAGCGGTTCGTACTCGGTCGACATAGACTCATCGGGCGACGGCTGGGTCCGTGCGATTGCTCAAAATGGAACGAGGCGCGTCCGAGCGACGGGCGCAGCCGGCATGGCCGACGACGAGAACGGAGTTCCGGAGCCGATCCGTCAGGGCGTTCTTCGGCTCGTCGCACATATGTTCACGACGCGGGACAGTGAGGGTGGCGGGCCGCCCGCGGCTGTAACGGCCTTGTGGCATCCATATCGCCGGCTGAGGCTCGCATGAGCGAGTTCGCGGGCACGCTTCGAGAGAGAATCATCGTCGAGCGGCCGATCTCGGTCCGCAATGAGATGGGCCTTCAGGAGCCGGGCTGGGAAGAGGTGTGCCGGTGCCTGGCGGCGGTCGCGCTGGATAGCGTTGGGCAGGAAAGCGAAGGACAGGCCCTAAGCGCGATGTCACGCTTTCGAGTCACGGTCCGCCGGCGCGAGGGTCTCGCACTCGACCAGCGGATCAGCTGGGGCGCTCGCAACCTGATGGTGCGGCAATTGATCGACGATCCTCTGAAGGAAGACCGGATTTCGATGCGGTGCGAGGAGGTGCGGGCATGATGACGCGGCTGATGACGCGCGCCGAGCAACTTGCGCGAAACGCGCGTGAGCAGCAGGTCCAGCGCATCGCGGAACGGCTCCGATCGGTCTTTGGGGACCGCGCGGTCGAGGCCGGCCAGGAGCAGGTACGCATCAACGGCAGAGGCATTCTCAAGCGCTGGCTTATCGAGCCCAGCCTGCGGTTCCTCGCAGGAGAAGTCGCGTGAGTGCGGGCGGGGCGTTGCAAAGCGCCATTGCGGTCGCCTTGAACGGAATCGCGGGATTGAGCGGAGTCTTCGACGGTCCTCCGGCCCGCGCCTCCTATCCCTATGCCGCGCTCGACGCGATGACCGAGACCGACTGGAGTCACAAGACCGGTCAGGGACGCGAGGTCATGGTTGCGATAACCCTTTGGGACGACCAGCCGGTTCGGCTGCACGCGCTGGCAGACGCGACCGAAGAAGCCCTTGCAGCGCTTGGGCCTATGGCCGGCTGGCAGTTGGTCACAATGCGTCTGGTGCGGCGACGCGTGGTTAGAGACGTGGCCGGCCCCTGGGCAGCCGCCGTCGACTTTCGAGCGCGGATGCTGGCGGAGAGCTGACGCCTCTCACCCCCAACAAGCATTCGGCTTGAATTCCTCCGTCTCCCGCGCGGGGAGGGGGTCATTTTGGACAAAGGAGTAAGATATGGCGGCAGAGCGCGGCAGCGCATTTTTGCTCAAGATCGGGGATGGCTCGGCTACGCCGGCTTACTCGACGGTGGCGGGCCTCAAGACGACGCAATTGTCGATCAACGGCGATTCAGTCGTAATCACCAACAAGGGCAGTGGCGGCTGGCGCGAGCTGCTGTCGGGCGCGGGCGTGCGATCGGTGTCGGTCGCGGCGAGCGGGATCTTCACGGGCAGCGCGGCGGAAACGCAGGTGAAATCACTGGCGCTTTCGGGCGACCTCGAAGCTTACGAGCTGAGCTTCGAGAGCGGCGAGCGCATGCAGGGCGAATTCCTGGTCACGCGCCTCGAATATGCCGGCGATTTCAACGGCGAGCGCAATTATACGATCGCGCTCGAAAGCTCGGGCGAAGTGGTGGCGCTGTGACAGCGGCGAATCCTTATCGCGGCGAGACGAGCCTGGAGGTTGCGGGGGAAACGCTGCTGCTTCGTCCGACGTTCGGCGCGCTGGTCGCGGCGGAAGAGGAGCTCGGGTCGCTGTTCGAGTTGGTCGAGCGCGCGGCCGCGGGTGCGCTGAAGCTGCACGAGATTGCGGCACTGTTCGATCATCTGTCGCGGGCGCGCTCGGAGACAATCACGCGTGCGCGGATCGGCGAGGCCGTGGTCGAGAAGGGCCTGGCGAAGATCACATCGGTGCTGAAGCTGGTGCTGTCGCAGATCCTTCAGGGGCGATGAGCAAATTCGGTGAGGCCGCGGCGCGATTGAGCAGCGCGGCAAGCATGTTGCTGGACTGGCGACCGGACGACTTCTGGAACTGCACACCGATGGAGCTTGCGCTCGCAATGAATGTCGCTTCGCCCGTCGATCCACCGGATGCGAAGACGATCGAAGCGCTGCAGCTACGTTTTCCTGATGAGAAGCGGCAATAAAGTGCTTCGGTCGAGCGAAGGGTGACGAGAGCCCAGTCTGACAGCCGTAGTTGGACCACGTTTATCGTTGTCAAACTTCGGGCAAACAAACGTATTCGCTAATATGGATTGATCGGCGGCGGATTGGGAACATTGGGCTCGAACGGCCCAAACGGTGAACGAAGCAATTGTTTGATTTGGAAATCGGTCACCTCCACGGATATCGGGGCACCTTCTGAACAGCAGTTCGCGAGCGTTGTGCCAACGGTTTCGATCACTGGCCCGGAGGTTCCAAACAAGTGCATATTGAACGGCAAATCGAGCGGTTTGACATTGCGGTCCTGACTCATGGCCACCTCGAGCGCCGGTCCCGCCAGGCTCGCCACTCCGCTTCCTGTCGCGCGATTCACGTACAACGTCAGCGTGAAGGGCTTGTGGCCGGTTCCGCAGGTCTCGGGATCGCCGAAAATTGCTTTGTAAATCGCCGGGTTAACCGTGTCGGCCTTGAGTGGTTCGTCGGTGCCGGTCTCCCAAACATTCAGCGTCGCGCCTTTGCCCTTGATCCTGAACGTGACCCACAGCCGTCGGTCCGTTCCAAGGTCTCTTTCATCGCCCTCGCTCGCGGCGATTGACACCGCCCAGGCGTTGCTGAGTCCGCCCGACACCGGCGCGAGATGCGGGCCGCAAGGATTCTGGAACGTTACCCGCAACGAGAACACCGCTCCCGGCCCGAAGCTCACGGCCGTGCTAAAAAGCCCCACCGATGACGTGTCTTTGGGGAAGTTGGTAATAGGGTCCACATCTATGTGGCTCGGCGCAGTCAACCCCAGCTTGAACGCGCCATCCCCCGCGGGGGCATGGATAATGTCCGTTGTGCCGGCAAGTTGGTTGCCGCCAGGTTTCAGCGGCTGCGGAGGCGAGTGAATGGCATCCCAGTAGCCGCAGACCAGCGACCCGTTGGGAAGCGTCGCGTGGTAGACGGTTTGAAGCGGGGTTGCTCCGAGTATCTGAGCACCCAAGATCGGCGCCGTGTACAGCTGCTGGCGTGGCAAGGGTCGATCACACAGGACTGCCGTGCCAACCGGCACTCCATCTGAACCAGGGTAAGCATTGGGAATGGGCCCTGGCGGTTCACCCCCCGGTCCATTGCTGCATCCAGCCAAGGATGACGCCAGCAAAAGTGCGACAAGGTTTTTCATGGAATGTCTCCCCCACACAGCTTCAAGCCACGCGGAACAGACCGAGCGCATTTAATTTACATAAATTTGCTTGCTGTCACAACAATGCACGTCGGCTAATCGACGCACTGAAGCGGCGTTTTACCAACAAACAGAAAGCCTAAAGTAATGGACGAGGAAATCGAACGCCTCGTGGTCAGCGTGCGCGCTGACACGAGCGCTTTCGCGCGCGATGTCGCTTCGATGCGCGGCGAGCTGGAGGGGCCGCTGGTTGCGGGCGCGGGCCGCGCCGGCAGAATGATCGACAGCTCGCTCGCGAAGGCGATCCTGACCGGCAAGACGGGTTTTGACGATCTCAAGAAGGTCGCGCTGTCGGCGATGTCCGATATCGCGCAGGCATCATTGCGCGCATTGTTGCAGACGCCGGGCGGCGGGAACTTCGGAGCGGGCGTGCTGAACGGTTTCGGCAGCCTGGTTGCCGGGCTGCTTGGCGCGCCGGGAAGAGCGACCGGTGGTCCGGTGACCGGCGGGCGGCCCTATGTGGTCGGCGAGAATGGGCCCGAGCTGTTCGTTCCGCCGGGTGGCGGGCGCATCGAGCGGGGCGGCGGGAGCGCGAGGGACGTTCGGGTGGCAATCGCCATCCAGGCGCCGGCGCCATCCGATCCTCAAGTGCTTCGGCAGTCGAGCCGGCAAGTGGCCCGGGCCATCCGTTCAGCGCTGGCAGAGCGGCGATGAACCTGTGGTTCACGCGACCGGACGCGAAGATCGTCCGAACGTTCGTCAAGCGTTTCGATCCGCTGCACTGGACGGTCGATTTTCCGCGCGGGACGATTGCGAGCCTGGTCACGTCGGCCGACCGGCACGGGCTGTCGATCCAATGTGAGTTCCTGCGCAACGGCGACCTCGTCGGCATCATTTGGGAGAGTGAAGATTCGCGCGCGCACCCCGCGCATGCTCGGGAGACGAACCGCGATTATTCTAATTGCACGCTGAGCTTTCACTGGGAATCGACCGGCGTGATGGCGCTCGACGCGAGCAACGGTCCGACACTGACGATCGAGGGAACGGACTCGAACGGGGACGCTCAGACCTGGCTCGTGCGCCTTTGGAATTATGCGAGCGGAACATCCGAAAGCGCTGACATCATGCTCGACTTCAACGCGCTCGACGCCGGCTTCAGCTTGCCTGGGGATGCGGTGAGAATCGATCCTACGCGGATCGACCGGATGTTCATCAGCCTGGTCGCGCCGGGATATGTCGAAGGCTCGGAGGCGCTGTTCGCTTTGCCGGCGCAGGCTTCCGCGACCATCAGCAATTTGGTTTGCGAAGGCGCCGGAAGCGTGCTCGCGATCAACGATGCGGTCGCGCCCGAGCACGGGCTTCGGATCGCCACGGGATATGACGATCTGTACGACCTGCCTCCCGAGCGCGTGGTGCAGGCGATCGAGCGGCTCGGCTATCGGGGCGTCATCAATCACTACATCGGGATGAGCCATTATTTCGCGCTTGACGGGACCGGGCTGCTCGATCCGGCACGGACATTCAACAGTGCGGCGCTGGCCTGGACCCGCGATTTCGCGCGGGCGGCCAAGGCGCATGGTTACGATGTGATCTGGTCGATCTCTTACGAGATCCTCGACATGTTCTGCCCGGACGGCTGGAAGCAACGCGCCTTCGACGGGAACGGCGCGCTGACCGGCTGGGACCCGCCGTCGGCTCTCGTCTCCCCGGCGAATGCGACGGCGATCGACTTTCTGAGATCGGCTGCGACGGAGCTGGCCGGAATTGCGGAAGAGGCGGGGCTTCTGCCGCAAGTGCAGATCGGCGAGCCGTGGTGGTGGGTGACTGCATCAGGCGCGATCTGCCTTTATGACGATGCCGCCAGAGCGGCGCTTGGCGGCGATCCGGTCGAGATCGTGGATGTGCGGGGACTCTTGAACGAGGCGCAGCTCCAGCTGCTCGACGACGCCGGGGCGCTGCTCGCCGCTTCCACCGCGACAATTGCTGCCGCGGTGAAGGAAGAATCGGCGACCGCGCGCACGTTGCTGCTGGTCTATCTGCCGACGGTTCTCGACCCGACAGCGGCAGAGGTGCGGCGTGCGAACCTGCCGCCGGGCTGGGCGCGGCCCGCCTTCGATGTGCTGCAGTGTGAGGATTACGAGTGGGTGACGGGCCGACGAAGCGCCGTCCGAGTGAACGCCTATACGGAGGTGAGCGCGAGGCTCGGCTACCCGATTGAAGAGCAGCATTATCTTTCGGGGTTCGTCGCTGACTCGGCTGATCGCGAGCAGTGGCGTCTGATCGTCGACGCGGCACTCGAGGCGCGCGGTCGCGGCTGCGCGGAAGTGTTCGTGTGGGCGCTGCCTCAAGTGCTGCGCGACGGCGTGACTTTGTTTGGAGAGGAGGAGGCGGTGACGCCATTCGATGACGTGCAGTTTCCGATCGAAATCGGCCAGGAGGCTAGCGTTGCGCCGAATTTCTCGACGAACATCGTGACAAGCGCGAGCGGCTTTGAAGCGAGGAATGTCAACTGGGACCAGGCGCGCCTTCGGTTCGATGCGGGCCCCGGCGTTCGCGGCGATTTGGAACTGCAGACTTTGCTGTCGTTCTTTCGCGCCCGCCGAGGACCGGCGATCGCCTTCCGGTTCCGCGACCCATACGACAACAGCTCGAACGGGATGACCGGCGCACCGAGCGCCATGGACCAGGCAATCGGTACGGGCGACGGATCCGCGGACAGTTTCGACCTCGTGAAAAGCTATGGCTCCGGCGAGCGGCGGCGGATTACTCGGCCAGTGCCGGGGAGCGTTCGCGTAGCAGTGGATGGCATTGAGATGCTGACGGCATGGGCGCTGGATGATCAAGGAGTGGTACGCCTAAACGAACCGCCGGCGCCGGGCGCGGCTGTTACCGCCGGCTTCATGTTCGATACACCGGTGCGCTTTGCTGAGGATCGAATTGAGATCAACCGAGCGACCTTCCTTGCGGGCGAAGCGCCGTCGGTTCCGCTCATCGAAGTGCGCGAGGCCTGAGGAATGGGCGTTGCGGATGGCGAGCTCACGACCTTGGCACTGTGCTGGCGACTGGAGCGGCGGGACGGTGCGGGCATCGCACTCACCAGCCACGACGGACCGGTGATCGCGGGGGGCACCAGATTCGACCCGGCCCCTGGAGTGACTCCTTCGGCCATAACGCGATCGCGCGGTCTCGAGGCTCAGTCCGGCGAGGTGGCGGGAGCCTTGACCAGCGCAACCCTTAACGACGCAGATTTGTCGGTGGGCCGTTGGGATGGCGCACAGGTCAGCTTGGCTGTGGTCGATTGGCGGAGCCCTGAGAGCCCGCCGATTCAGCTTATGGGGGGCGAAATTGGAAACGTGAACATCGATGGCGACTCCTTCTCTGCCGAGCTTCGCGGTGCGGCGGCGGTACTTGAGGGGCCGGTTTGCCCCGCGACATCGGCCGAATGCCGGGCCGAGTTCGGCGACAAGCAGTGCGGAGTAGACCTCGCGGGCAGAACGGTTGTCGCGCAGGTGCTCTCGAGCAGTGGCGGAATGCTCACGCTGGATACGGCTGTAGACGAGCGGTTCGTGCTCGGTCGGCTGCGATATACCAGCGGTCCAAACTGCGGACTCTCGGCCGTGATCCTTTCCGCGAGCGGCAACGTCGTGGAGCTTCGCGATCTGCCGCGAGGGGCAGTCGACGACGCCTGCCGAGTGGAGCTGCGCGAGGGGTGCGACAAAAGACTTGAGACATGCGTCTCGCGCTTTGCAAATGCGGCAAATTTCCGTGGCGAACCTTACCTACCCGGCAACGACCTCCTGACGAGATACCCGGGAGCTTAA